ACAATGTGCAGACGAGGCGTCGACCAATGTGAGTCCAGGGCAAAATCGAGAGCGCCTGAAATTGGTACTACCCGTAGCAGTGCCCGGCAAGCGGGAATGCCTGCGGTGTGAGGAGATATTCATATCGCCCGACCGGGTGAAGATCAGGATTTGTCAGAGTTGCAAGGGCCGGCACGACTACAGGGATTTGCCTGCTATTTTCGACGGGGTTTAGGAGGAGGGGGGGGCTAATTGACAACGGCATTGACGGGACGAAAGGCAATTTGTACGCATGTGCAGCGAAAATGGGAGACAGTGCTCGTCTGGATTCGGGAGCGGGGGTTCCCGGCGATGAAGCTATCGGACGTGTGGGAATCGGACATGGAACTAATTGAGCAATGGAGGAAAAAGCAGATTGTAATCGATCAGCAAAAAAGGGCTGTCAATAGTCCGTAGAGATAATTCAATGCCCCCCAGCGGCCCCCTTGGATCACTTTAGCAGCGCTCTTGAGATTTAGCCCAAAAACCGGGTCTATAATCTCAGCCGCTATGGCACAGCTCCCAGACAAAAGGACGAGACGATTTAACAAGGTCCCCAGCAAATCCCTGATCGAGGACCGGCTGTACTGGAGGATCAGGGGCTACGAGTATAAAGAGGTGACCGAGGAGCTGCGCGAAGTAGAGGAGATCGACAGGGCTACGGGGGCCGAGGTGATCGTGGGGAAGATGGTCACGACAAAGATTGTGCACAAATCGGTGGCTCCGGACGTTGGAGCAATAATATTTGCGGCGAAAAATATTATTCCCGAAAAGTACAAGGACAAGAGCGATCTTAATCTCGGCGTAACCGACGATCTAGCCGCACTGCTGACGGAGGCCCGCAATCGCACAAAACCCGATTAAAGATATTGCCTGCGACCTCGACGCGTACCGCCACGACCCCATGGGCTGGGTGCTCTACTCATTCCGCTGGGGCGTTGGCGAACTGGCCGGATACGACGGCCCGGACGTATGGCAGCGCGAGTTTTTGGCCCGTGTGGGCGAAAGGCTTCGCGACAGAGCGGATGCCGGCGCAATAATCCGGGAGGCCATAGCAAGCGGTCACGGGGTAGGAAAGTCCGCGCTTGTCTCCTGGCTCATTTTATGGGCGCTCACAACGCATGAGGACACGCGCGGTGTCGTAACCGCAAATACCGAGTCCCAGCTTAAAACCAAGACCTGGGCCGAGCTTTCCAAGTGGTTTCGCCTCTGCTGGTTTGGAGGCCGGTGGTTTACTCTGACGGCCACAGCCATATTTAGTAAATCCGAGGGGCACGAACGCACCTGGCGGATAGACCAGGTCGCATGGAGCGAGCGAAACACCGAGGCCTTTGCGGGCCTTCACAACAAGGGCAAGCGCATCCTTTTGATATTCGACGAGGCAAGCGCGATCCCGGACGTCATCTGGGAGGTGTCCGAGGGGGCCCTGACCGATGAAGGGACCGAGATCCTGTGGTGCGTCTTCGGAAACCCCACGAGGAACACGGGCAGGTTCAAGGACTGCTTCACGGGAGATACCGCAAAAAGGTGGAGCACTCGCCAGGTGGACTCCAGAACCTCTAAATTCACCAACAAAGAGCAAATCCAGCAGTGGATAGACGACTACGGCATTGATAGTGATTTCGTCAAGGTTCGTGTCCGCGGCATGTTCCCGGCAATGTCCGCCCGGCAGTTTATAAGCGTGACGGACGTTGATGCGGCCTACGGAAAGCATTTGAGAGATGAGCAATACAATTTTGCTCCAAAGATCCTCTCCGTCGATCCTGCCTGGGAGGGCGATGACGAGCTCGTGATCGGGTTGCGGCAGGGCCTTGCCTTTAAAATTCTACGGGTGATCCCCAAAAACGATAACGATATCCAGGTAGCAAACATCGTAGCCAACCTGGAGGACACAGAGCATGCGGACGCCGTTTTCATCGATGCCGGCTACGGCACGGGGATTGTTTCCGCCGGCCGAACGATGGGCCGCACCTGGCAGCTCGTGTGGTTTTCCGGTGAGTCAAGCGATCCGGGTTGTCTCAATAAGCGGGCCGAGATGTGGAAGCTCATGCGCGACTGGCTAAAAGAGGGCGGCGCGATCCCGAAGGACAGCGGGCTCTATAACGATTTGATCGGACCTGAGACGGTGGGCAGAATGGACGGCAAGATACAGCTTGAAGCCAAGGCCGACATGAAGAAGCGGGGGCTGAAGTCTCCCAACCGTGCCGACTGCCTGGCAATCAGCTTTGCGTATCCGGTTTCAATGCGCTCCCGGCTGCAGCGCCCTGCATTTGCTCTCACCGATTATGATCCGCTTGAGGGCGCACAGCAAAGCGCCAGGCCGCAGATACGCACCGATTACGATCCATTGGAGGGATATTAATGTGTTTTTCGTCTCCATCAGTACCGGCGCCTCTCCCCGCGCCTCCGCCGCCTCCGAGTCTACCGGACTCGGGCGTGCAGGATGCGGGGCAAAATCAGCGCAACCTCGCCGCAATGGCGTACGGGGCAGGCCAGACGATCCTTACCGGGCCGCAGGGGTTACAGACAAAGGCGAACACCACGGCCAAGACGCTGCTGGGGGGGTAAATGATCGTAGATCTTCGCAGGTACGTCGATCAGCGCCTGGTGTCCATGAGGTCGGATCGTCACAGCTACTGGCAGCACTGGCGGCAGCTCTCGGACTTTATACTGCCCAGACGCGGACGGTTTTTAGCCACGCCGAACCAGGCCACAAAGGGCGATGTCGTAGGGTCGAGGATTATTAATGAGACTCCTACTCTTGCCGCACGCACTCTTGCTGCCGGTCTTATGGCCGGTCTCACTTCCCCGGCGAGACCGTGGTTCCGGCTGTCAATTCGGGACATGGATGTATCCGACAATACCCCCGTGAGGCTCTGGCTAGATGAGGTAACCAAGCGGGCGCTGACGGTGCTTTCACAAAGTAACGCCTACAACGCTTTCCACGTGATCTATGAGGAGCTGGGAGTATTCGGGACCGGATGCGTTTTGATCGAGGAGGATTACGAGGATGTTATACGGTGCCAGACCCTTACGGTTGGTGAATATTATCTCGGCAGCAGCGGCAGAAACGAGATCGATACGCTTTACCGCGAATACGTCCTCACGGTGGCTCAGCTTGTTGAGCGATTCGGCAAAGAGAACTGCAGCCCCACGGTCAAAAGTCTCTATGAGGCTGGCCAGCACGATAAGGAGTTAAACGTCTGCCAGGCCATAGAGCCGAATGACGACCGGGCTCCGCAGGTCCCGGGCCTTAAGGGCAGAAAATACCGCTCGCTCATCTGGGAATGGGGCCAGGCCCCGAATCTTTTGCTCGAACTAAAAGGCTATCACGAAAAGCCCTTTTGCGCTCCCAGATGGCATGTGATCGGGAACGATTCTTACGGCAGGTCCCCCGGCATGGAGTGTTTAGCCGCGTCAAAAAGCCTCCAGATGCTCGAGAAAAGGTCCGCGCAGGCCATCGACAAGGTGTTAAATCCTCCGATGGTTGGGTCGGTGGCGATGAAAAACGAGCCTGCAAGTCTTCTTCCGGGAGGCGTGACATACGTCGCCAACATGGCGCAGGACGGATTCAAGCCGGCCTACCAGGTCCCGCCCGATATCCGTGGGGCGGAAGCAAAGATAGCCAAGGCCGAGGAAAGGATCAAGGCGACATTCTTTGCCGATCTTTTCCTCATGATAAGCCAGTTGGAGACGGTCAGGACCGCAACCGAGATTATCGAGCGAAAGCAGGAGAAAATGCTGATGCTCGGGCCGTTTCTGGAACGCAGCCAGTTTGAGCTGATAAACCCCTTCATCGAACGCATCTTCGGCATCATGTGGCGGGCAAGGCTTATCCCTCCGCCTCCGAAGGAGATTGTGGGAAGGGCTTTGGATGTCGAGGTTGTATCGACGCTTTCCGATGCGCAGAAGTCTACGGCGACAACGGGGATCGAGCGGCTTGTGGCCTTTACCGGGAACCTGGCCGCAGCCAATCCGGCCGTACTTGACAACCTCGATATGGATGAGGCGGTGCGCGAATACGCGGACCTCATCGGGGTCACGCAAAGACTCATTGTCGAGCAGGGAAAGCGGGACGCGGCGAGAAAGCAAAGAGCGCAGCAGGCCCAGATGGCCCAGGCTGCGCAGATGGGCATGGCGGCGGTTACCGGAGCGAAAACATTGAGTGAGACAGAAATGGGGGCCGGGCAATCGGCCTTGGATATGATGATGGGAGGGGCGGTGCCCCAATGAGCGAACTCTACGACTACGACATTACGATTCCCGGTGAGTGCATCGGGGATTTTAGGGAACTGCTGAGAGCCGGGGTTGATGCCCTCGGTGATGGGGAAGAGCCGCTCGTGGAACTCGGAAAAGATTTACTGCGACAACTGGCGTAAGAGGAGAGGAAATGCTGAGACTGACTCAGGCAAGAGACGGATTCGATCAGGCGGTTATGGGGGCAGTGCAGCAGGCGGACACGATATACGCCGTAGTCCTGGCGGCTAACACGTGCCAGAGGATTGCGATCCCGAGCGGGACGGCTGCGATCCTGTTCGCGGTTTCCGGCGGCACTGATTTTTTCCTGAAATTAGTGGACGCCGATATAGCGGTGCCCACTGTAAATGCGGTGGACGGCACGGCCCCGGAACTGAATCCGCTCCTGCGGACATGCGCGGGGAAAACGCACGTTAGTCTCGTATCCGGCAGTGCCTGTACCATTACGATGTCGTTTTACAATTGAGGAGTAGCCCGTGAAACGGATCAGCCTGTTTTTTGCACTGTGCCTCCTGCTCTCAACCGCTGCTCATGCGCAGTTTCTGCAGCCCGGACACGGCGGGGGGGCGAACAGTTTCCCGGCCTGCACCAACGGCCAGGTATTCGTGTACAACTCGACCTCGGGCAAGTGGGACACCTGCGCAGACCTCAGCGGCGGCGGTGACATGCTCGCCTCGGTCTATACCACGACGGGGAAACTCAAAACGAGCGTAGGCGGTCTGGGGGCGGATGTTTCTGCGTTCTCCGGAATCATGCACTTCAGCACCGGCGTTCCGACTGCCTCCTCGATTGTCAACGCGGACATATCGGCATCGGCCGCAATCGCGCTTTCGAAACTGGCGACCATCGGAGACCAGACCATCCTGGGCAATAACTCCGGCGATGCCGGTGTGCCCCTGGCTCTCTCCGCCTCTCAGACAAAGACGCTCTTATCCCTCGCCAAGGCTGATGTCGGGCTCGGGAACGTAGACAATACAACTGATGCAAATAAACCCGTCAGCAGCGCCACGCAGAGCGCCCTCGACGCCAAGCAGGCCACGATTACCCGTCCCGTCACCGCACCTGCCAGCGTTACGCAAAATAAAATCCCGAAATGGGGCACGGGTGGATCGACGTTCGACCTGGCCGACGGCTATGCTACGGGTACGACCTCAGGCACGCTCGCCCTGGGCGATCACGCTCACGCGGGAGTCTACGAGCCGCACACAGCGAATTTGACCACGATTGGCACGCCCAATGCCTGGAAGGTGTTTTACTCGGACGGGTCCGGCGCGATAAGCCAACTCACACCGGGCGCAGCCGGCACGGCGCTGATGAGCAACGGCGCGACCTCTGCCCCGAGTTTCCAAACTCCGTCAGGGGCGGGCGACGTGCTTGGACCCGCAACCAACAGCGACACATACCTCCCCCAGTGGAGCGGGACCAACAGTAAAACGCTGGCTAACGGCGTCGCGTTTTCGACCAACACGAGCCTCGGGACGAGCGATGCGACCCTGTCCAGCCAGAACGCGGTTAAAACCTACGTGGATACCGGGCTCTCCGGGAAAGCCGACGTCAACGCCGATACGACCGGCATGGCGGGTAGCATCAAGTCCCCCGCCACAACGGGTAAGACCACGATCACCGGCCCTGCGGCGGCGAGCACAAGGGCCAAGACGGTCAGGGACGCCGATGACACGATCCTTGAGCTCGGTGGCGCCTACACCCCGACCGGCGCGTGGAATTGGCAATCGGCAACCGGGACCTGGCCCACGTTTAATCAGAATACAACCGGGAGCGCGGCCAAGTGGACCACGGCGCGGTCTCTTGCGGGCAATTCTGTAGACGGCTCAGCGAATGCAACCTTTGCGAATAAATTCATCGTGCAAGGCACAACCGACGCGGGACTCTCGGCCGCTCAGTTTCTCGGGTCTCTCGGTACGGGCATTGTCAAAAACACGACAACGACAGGGGTGCTCTCGATAGCAGCTGCAGGCACGGATTACGCTCCGGCGACCTCGGGCACGGCCATTCTTAAAGGCAACGGTTCAGGCGGGTTCTCAGCGGCTTCGGCCGGGACGGACTATCTTGCGCCCAGCGGGAGCGCAGCAGCATTGACCTCATTCCCCACGCTCAATCAAAACACCACAGGCACAGCCGCAAATCTCTCCGGGACGCCTACTGTACCCAATGGCACGGCAGCCACAACCCAGACACAGGCGGACAGCAGCACAAAGCTGGCGACCACGGCCTATGTCGATACCGGACTTGGGACCAAACAGGCAACGCTCACCAATCCACTGGTGGCGGCCGGGACTCAGGCCCTGACGGCAGATTGGGACGTGGGTAATTTCGCAATAACGGCCAAGAGCTTTACGGCGAAGAAGGTGTCAGGCCAGGCATCGCAGGAGCTTTTGTATTCCGCCAACAGCACAGACGTTACGGGGGCCGGCTTTATGGGACCGGCAACGGCGGTGTCCCCGTCCTACTTTTTGCAGCTGCCGGCCACGCAGCCCGCAAATGGCCAGATCATGACGGCCGGGACTCCGTCGAGCAATATCAGCACGATGACCTGGGCCTCTCCCCTTGTCAACCCGATGACCACGGCGGGAGATCTCATTTATGGGGGGACTTCAGGCGCAGCTACAAGGCTTGGCGTAGGGGCCTCGGGCAAGATCCTTGCGAGTAACGGGACCGATCCGGGATGGTCGGCCTACACCGTGGCCGCACCTGGAGCGGTAGGGGCCGTACTCTACTCGGATGGCACCAACTGGACCCGCAGCGCAGCGCCCACGGTAAGCGCCGCGAACATGACGAGTTTTCCGACGCTGAACCAAAATACGACGGGGACGTCGGCGGGTTTATCTGCTCAATACCTCGACTGGAATTCGTCTTCAGGTGGAACCAGCATCGCCAATCATCCGACGGGCACAAGCGGTAACCTGGCTAAATGGGGAGCATCGAACACCCTGACAGACGGCCCGAAGGTAGGGACGTTCACCGATGCAAAGTGGTGCTCCTACACGACTGCTGGGGGCCTGCAATGCACCGAGACGGCGCCCGCCGGGACTGGCGACCTCATCCATTCAGGCACTCCCGCAATCTATCAGTGGGGAGTTTTCACCGACTCAACCCATATCAAGGGCGTAGCGGTGACTGCATCCAAGGTGGCCTGCACGGACGCCAACGGAGAGCCGGTCGCGTGTACGAATCTCACTGATGTTGTTCCCCTGGTCTCGGGCGGCGCCCTGGGCACTCCCTCAAGTGCGACTCTGACTAACGCCACAGGCCTTCCGGTGGCCGGGATCACAGCCTCGACAAGCACGGCCCTTGGGGTAGGCTCTGTCGAACTTGGGCACGCCTCAGATACGACGGTTGCACGGGTCAGCGCCGGGGTCATCTCGGTCGAGGGTGTTACAATCCCTCGCACTATTGCCAGCGGATCGGCGACGTTCAACCCGACGTCCATAGCGTCCGCGGCATGTTCATCGGCTGTGGACGGCGGGACGGCGACAGGGGTAGCGACCACTGATGTTATCGATTGGGGCTTCTCGGGCGATCCTACAGCTGTAACAGGATATGTGCCGCTCACCGCCGGCGGGGTCTACGTCATCGCATATCCGACCGCCGATCACGTGAACCTGAAAGCGTGCAACAATACGGCGGGTGCAATAGACCCTGGTTCAATTACTATTAACTGGCGGGTGCAGAGATGAGGATAATGCGATTTTTGATTCTCTTGTTACTGCTTCCGTGCACAGCACTTGCCGGGAGCGGAATGCAGCCGGTTGGACATGTCGTAACATTTTCGTCCTGTGCCGACTCGTCTCCGGCCGGTTTTCTGTTGGACCAGAATTTTGAAGGTACTGGTTACGACAATAGTGAGTCTTGGACACCCGATTCTGATGGTACTTGCACGGGCTGCGTCTGGGACCCGGATTATACCACCAGCCCATTGAGGGGGTCGCAATCCCTGCGGATGGTCAGTGGCAACGTAGCCTCCTGGACCGCGACTTCATTTACTTCCTCAAACCCGGTTTACGGCTTTTTCCGGTTCAAGCTTGTGAACGCTCCGGATGCGAACGGGGCGGATATCTGTACAATCCTTGATTACGACGGTGTGAACATGCCGCTGAGTGTTTATGTGGTGCTCGTAAACACGAATCGGACGCTTAAACTGGCACACTCGGACGGCGATACGGACCATAGTGTGAGCGGATCGACTGTCCTTTCACTCGACACGATATATTATGTTTGGTTCTATTTCGCCAAAGGGACAGGGAGCAACGGTGTCGCATGGCTGAAGCTCGGAACGACGCCGACGATACCCGGTACAAACGAGATATCCATTACGGGCGGGGTTGGAACGGCCAACGTGTACATAGCCGAGTTTAGCATGCTTCACGATGCTGCGTATGAGTATATTGTCGATCAGTTTTTGCTTAAGACAAGTGCAATAGGGGATGTATGCAACTAAGAAAGGTCTTCCTTGCAGTCCTTGCGCTGGTGCTTCTCCCTGCTGCCTCCTGGGCCGCTCCCACGATTTCCGGCGTCTCGGGCACGGTTTCAAACGGGGAGAGCATCACTATTTCCGGCGGTAGCTTCGGAAGCGGGCCTACGGTTTCCTTCTTCGACGATTTTGAGAAGGGAACGAACGGCGGTGCTCTTCTAACCGGGGCGGGGTCAGCCGAAACAGGCACATGGACTTCAATAGATGTCCCGGACGTCACCTATACCAACGCGCAGAAGGTTTCAGGGAGTCTGGCCCTATACAGTTCACCCTATACGCCCTACGGCATGGGCGGCCGTGGTTCGGTTACTATTCCTTCCAGTACTCAAATATTCTTTTCCTTCTGGGTGAGGGCTGACGCATGGCCTAATAATGGGGTGAATGTAAGTTGGAAAGTCCTGTGGCCAATGGGTACAGGGACCACAAACCACGATCTTGCCTGCCCCTCTTATCAATATACTGGCGGTGGACATTACGCAGGCAATGGCACGGCGTGGACGAGCTTCGACACGGCGCCACCTCTTTCGCTTAATACCTGGCAGCGCCAGTGGGTTTGGATCAACGATTCATCCAGTGACTCGATAAAATCCCAATATTTAAGCTCTGGCGGGGTTGTAACAAACCTTAATCTTACAGGGCAGTCTATCTATTCCTCTGGATCGTTTCTGAAATTCCTCATTCCCGGAAATATCGAGATAGCGACCAGCCCGCACGTCTGGCATGACGACGTATACATTGCCACGGGGGCAAACGCACAGGCCCGCGTCGAAATAGGCAATGCCGCAACCTATAACAACTGCACGAATCTGACAATCCTTGTGCCTACGAGCTGGTCGGCCTCATCCATTGCAGCCACGGTATACCAAGGCTCATTCGCAGACAGTGCAGGCGCCTACCTATACGTCACGGACAGTGCTGGGGCCGTCAACTCAACTGGCTACTCCGTGACCTTCGGAGAGGGCGGCGGGGATACGACCCCTCCTGTTATGAGTGGGCCGCTTCCATCCGGGGTGCAGGCATGTACGTCTAACCCCCGATCTGTAACTATCGCGGTCACAACCGACGAGGCCGCAACTTGCAAATACAGTGCGTCCGATGTGGCCTATGATTCGATGGGCGGGACATTTTCCACTACGGGCGGGACTTCTCACAGCCAGGCCCTTACGCTGTCCTGTGCGGCCGGATATACGTATTACTCACGCTGCATGGACGCGGCCGGGAATCAGGACGCGACGAGCGCCACGCACAGTTTCAGCCTCAAAGACCTTGGGCATACCGCAGGGATGGGCGGAGGGGTGTGGAGATGACCGAACAGAGCACCTATAATGCAGGTGACGAGGGCCAGGTCGCGCGTGCGCAGCAAAAGCAGAAGACGCGCGAGATCCTGAAGCGCTCCGCCCTCAGGAAGATCATGTCGGATGCCGAAGGGCGGATATGGATGTGGGACCTGCTCACGATGAGCGGTCTTTATCACAGTTCCTTTTCAACGGACGCCCTGGCAATGGCGTTTACCGAAGGACACCGCAATATCGGACTAAGGATAATGGCCGAGATCAACCGCATAAGCCCTGAATTATACGCGAGGATGGTGGCGGAAAATCAGCCAAAGGAGAAGGCTTCAGACTAATGAAAGAAGCGTGAAGCAGGAAGATTTTATTCCTGCTCCCTGCTCCCTGCTCCCTGCTTCTTGCTTCCACTTTAAGGACAACCCTTTCCCTCCCGGCCGATCACCGGTTGAGGGAGCCCGAATTGAGAGAGCCCGTTTTCCGTGCACGGCGGAGGCGGGCTTTTTCTTTGGGCGAACATGTACGAAAGGAAAACCTTATGCCTAATGAACCAGTAACAACGCCTGATAGTGGAATCACCCCGCCTGCGCCTCTTGTAGGTGGAGATACCGAAGGACAAGCGGCGGTTGATGTGATGAAAGACGCGCAGACCGCCACGGAGGACGAGAAGCCCCTCGTGGAAGGCGAGAAGGCCAAACCGGAAGGGGAAGAGGAAAAGCCCGAACCAAGAGCGCCCGAGGAATACGCCGAGTTCACGAAGCCCGAGGGGCTGGAATTCGACGATACGAACATGGCCGAGTTCAAGGCCTTCGCCAAAGAGCAGGACCTGACCCAAGAGCAGGCTCAGAAGTTTCTGGAGTTTGGCGGCGAAAAGATCAAGGCGATGACCGAGGCCCCGTACAAGTTGTGGGCTGAGACGCAAGCTAAATGGCAGGCGGAAGTAAAAGCCGACCCGGAGATCGGTGGAACAAAGTTCCAGGACTCCAGAGCTATGGCGGCGAAGGTCTTCGAGCCTGGCGAATCAAACCCGTTTGTTAGAAGCGAAGAGGAGGCCAAGGGCCTCAAGGAAGCGCTCAACATGACGGGTGCGGGCAATAACCCCGCGATGGTCAAATTCTTCGTGAGACTGGGCAGCCTTCTTTCCGAGCCGGGAGGCCTTACGGGCAAACCGTCGAACTCGGACAGGCAGGCCAACCTATTGAACACAATGTATCCGACAATGACCGGAAGCGGTCAGGGAACGTAGAGGAGATTTTAAGCTATGGCAACGACAGGCGTACAGCCGTCTTCCGGATACCCCGGAGGGCCGGCGCTGACCTTGATGGACTGGGCGAAACGGATGGACACCGACGGCAACATTGCAACGGTGGTCGAGCTGCTCAGCCAATCCAATGAAATTTTAGACGACATGCTCTGGATCGAGGGGAACCTTCCGACCGGGCACAAGACGACGATCCGCACGGGACTGCCCCAGGCCTACTGGCGCCTGCTCAATATGGGCGTGCCGCGCGGCAAATCCACCTCGGCGCAGATCACCGAGACCTGCGGCATGATGGAGGCTTTCTCCGACATCGACGTAGATCTTGCTTCTCTTTCCGGAAACGAGAAGGCCTTCAGGCTCTCGGAAGACCAGGCGTTTCTTGAGAGCATGAATCAGCAGATGTCTTCCACCCTTTTCTACAACAACATAACAGGCGCGGCCGGACCGACCGGAAGCGCTTCGGGCGGACCTGCCGCCTTCATGGGTCTTGCGCCCAGGTACCCGAGCGTTTTGGCTGCTACCGCGCAGACGGCAAATAACGTGCTCGACGGCGGCGGCACAGGATCCACCAACACCTCTATCTGGCTCATCGGCTGGGGGCCAAACCACTGCCACGGAATTTTCCCCAAGGGCAGCAAGGCGGGCTTTCAGCAGATCGACCGCGGACAGACGCAGGTGCTCGATTCAAACGCGAACCCTTACTACGCCTGGCGCACTCAGTACAAATGGCACGCGGGCCTTGTTGTGCGTGACTGGCGGTATGCGGTCCGGGTTTGCAACATCGACGCGTCGCTTCTTTCCGGGGGCGTTCCGCCCAATATCGTGAACCTCATGATTCGCGCCATTCACCGGCTGCCCACGCAGCCCGCAGGCGCAGGACCTGTTCAGACAAGCGATTCTCCGACGATGGTCGGCGCGGGCAGGACGGCCTTTTACTGTAACCGGGCGGTCGCCACCTGGCTGGACATCCAGGCGATGAACAAGACCAACATGCTACTCAAGATCGACGAATTCGCCGGGAAACCCCGCACAAGCTTCCGGGGCATTCCGATCAGGATTTGCGATCAAATTTTGAATACCGAGGCCAGAATCGTCTAAAGGGCGAAATCAAAGGAGATTTTCACATGATAATGGACGGACTTTTGATTTTTGACGGCACAATCAGCGCGGGGGTGCTCACCCCTGTCTCCGTGGATTCGGGGACCACGTTCGCGGTGGGCGCAACCGCTTCAACCAATGTGATCGATGTGAGCCAGATTGCTTCTTCGGCCTCCGGGTACGGGCGCGATGTGGGCATAGGCGAGGACCTGGAAATATTCGTAGGGGTTCATACCGCCTTTTCAACCGGATCGAGCCCCACGCTCACCATTGACGTAGCAACCGCCCCGGACAATGGATCGGGTGGCATAGGCTCCTATACTGTTCTGGCTAAAAGTGGCGTTCTCGCCGCCGCTACTCTCGTGGCGGGGTACGAGGCGTTCAGAATCAAGGTGCCGGCCGGTGTGGAAAAGTACATCAAGCTTGTCTACAACGTCCTGGTCGCGAACTTCACCTCCGGTGCGCTTTTCGCCGCAATCGTTTTGGACCGCGAGGCGCTCGGCCCGCTCAAGGGCTACAGATCAGCTATCGACAACACGTATCTCTAACCCGTACCCGCCCCGGCTGTGGCCGTAGGGATGGGCGCCGGTGGGCTTGCCATCGTCGGGCGCATGTCCCAGGGCGGGACCCTAAAAGAGGTGATTTATGGCGAAGTACAAACTACTGGAACCAGCTTACATCAACCATTGCCTCTACGGTGAAGGCGACGTGGTTGTCGTGGGAAACGATGTTATTCCGGGGCCTCACATGCTCCCGATCGATAACGACGCCCGCAGGAAGGCCAAGGAAGTAGGACTTCTAAATCAAGCGGTCCCCAACTACATCGACGAGATTACGGGGCGAATTGATGTGACCCGGTACGGCGCATCGCCCCAGGACGCGGCGGCGGGCATTATGCTCGACTCCGGGGCCGAGGGGGTGATGGGGCCTGAACACCTGAAAGCGCCTTACTAAACAAGGAAAAGGAGTGATAGATGTCTGTAACTTCTCAAAACACTTTTATCCCGGTCTCCGGGTTAAGGGATACTGCCGGAAACCTCGTGGTCAGTGAGCAGGGACTTGGAAATAGATACCGCTCCGGGGCCATAACGCAGACCCTTTACAGCGCGGCGGCGGCGGTCCTCGTGGAAGTCGTAGGGTCGGCTACGAAACTCGTGCGCGTCAAAAAGGTCGCGCTCTTTGCGCAGGCCGGCACGAAGTTCTATGCAGAACTGACCCTTGGACGGGCAACTACGGTTTCCGGCACAGGTTCAGCGAACGTGGCCACGATCGGCGCGCTCACCAAAGGCGACCCGACCGCAACGGCGGTTGTAAACAATTACGCTGCAGCCGCCACAACGGGCACCGGGTTCTCGGCATTTGACGCGCAATGGTTAAATGTTGCGCCCCCGGCCGCCGGGATGCTTGTTTCTCCCTGCGTATGGGACTTTGGGACAAGCGGTTTTGTGCTGAGCGGAGTCGCCGATATTCTCCAGATCGTCAATAACACCTTGACCCTGGGGACTGCGACTTACGGGTTCGGTGTGGAATTCACCGAGGAATAGTTTTTACCGGAGGGGCAGCCCGGAAAGCCGGGTCCCTCCGAAACCACACAACGCAGAGGGGAAAGAGATGCGAAAATTAATAATTATACTGGCAATTTGCGGCCTTTTGACGGCGGGTTGCGCCGGCGTCGGCGTATGGAACACTCAAGCCAAGGCAAACATCGCAAAGTTCAACACCTACGCAGCGCAATTCCTCGCAGGTGTAAAAGCCAATGCGCCGGCTATCCTTGCAATCGCTTCGGCCATCCCTCAGGCGGCACCGTATGTTCCTATTGCAAGCGCGTCGATCGCGGCACTTGAGGCCATAACTGTTGCGGCTCAGGCTACCAGCGTTGCGGCAACCGATCCGACAGGCGTAGCGGTTTCGAGTGCTCAAAGCGCCGTTAGTGCGGCTGTAGGTGCGGTGCAAAATGCGATTGACTCCGCCCAGACAGGCCCCGCTCCGAGTATCGCCCCGGTCCCTTCGATTGCTCCGGCAGTAGCTGGAGCGTTGAACTGAGTCACGCCATGCCTCAGATGGATTGCAGCGAAGTTTCACCGGGCTTCGTACAGATGCAGTCCCTGGGGCATGAACAGAATACGCTGGTACCGAAGCCGAGAAGAGGGAACGTGGTAATTTACATCCAGATCAAGTGGTTGAGGTGGTAGATGTTCGAACTAAATAAAGACACGAAGGTCAAAGATATGTTCGACCAATGCAGACAAGCAGGCGCTGGTTCGATGAAAGTCATTCTCCGAAATGATAAGGATGAGCCGACGTGTGCTTTCATTGCCATTGTGGGCGTTCGCGACCGTCCACGCCAAAAAATACAAGGCTTGCCAGGTGACCACGGTTGAGACCCTGCACTTGCGAAGCGGGAAGAACGCAGAAAGGTACAGGCTGAAGTGATGATTAACGACGATGGATATTCGGAGAGTCTCGACAATCTCAACGGCCTGGATTGTCAGTGCATACAATGCACAGGAGGCCCCTGCGTTGTGTGCTGCGAGGTGAAGGCTATCTATGATGCGGACCAAACCTGTCTGCAGTGGTGGGAAAGATCATGATCGACTACACAACCCACCGATACCTCGACTACATGCCGACCGACGAGGAACTAAAACCGCTTGGCAAAGAAGGCTGGAAGCCCTGGCATATCGAACGGGATGACCGGCGGCAGAATCGTGATTGCTCAGGCATATCACTAACCGGGCACGTCACGATCACCGTCAGGTTTTACAGGGAGACGAAATGAGACAAACAGACTGCCAATGTAAAAACTGCAAACTCTATGATCCTGATTGTCCAACCAGTTGTTCCCTTGGTGCCAGGCATTTATGTGCTGATCGAGGGGGGGAGACGAAATGACCGAGACAATAATCTTTTGGTTCGCTTCTGCTTTTGGTGACAAGTTCGACCCGCACACGTGGGTCATCATCCTGGCTGCCCTGTGGTCGGTATCCGAGGCACTGAGCCTGATACCCGCTGTTAAGAGCAACGGGGTGTTCCAGGTGATCTTCAATGTCATTCAGCGCCTCTACGGGACGGCAAAAAGATGAGGGGAGGGGAACCGGCATGGCGAGTTTTAGCCCGGCATCGTTGGAGAAGCTTTCGACCTGCGACGAGAGATTACAGATCGTTTTGAAAGAGGCGATCAGGCATTTTGATTTCACCGTGACCTGTGGGCACCGTGGGCAGGCGGATCAGGACAGGGCCGTAGCCGAGGGCAAATCAAAGACCCCATGGCCGACGAGCAAACACAACTCGTTTCCGGCGATGGCAGTCGATGTGGCCCCCTATCCTATTGATTGGAACGATCTGCTCAGGTTCGCCTATCTCGCCGGGCATATCATGGAATGTGCGGCTCAGATGGGGATCAAGCTCCGCTGGGGTGGTGACTGGGACCGGGATACGAGGGTTTCCGACGAACGTTTTAAAGATTTGCCACATTTCGAAATTGACGGATCACTTGCATGATGGTCCCCGAGTACATCCTGACGGCGATTATCTCAATCCTGGGCAGCGTTATGGTTGTACTCCTCGGAGTCATCCTGAGCCGGCTTGCCAGGCTTGAGTCAAAGCTCGACAATAAACAGGACAAGACCGAGTGCGACCGGCAATCGGACCGGTGCCAGAAGCTTTTTTCGTTTGATGATTTCTGGGACGTATTTACCAAACACTCTCACACGGGGCTGGAGCCCAACAGCAGGGTTACCCGGTAAAGGAGGCTCAAAATTCCTGGACAAATCGATATTTGCAACCGCACCCTTTCGATAGTCGGAACGCAATCGACCATCGCCTCGCTTACCGAGACTTCGGCCGAAGCGCTCCAGTGTTCGCTGCACTATGACGCGGTGCTCCGGGGCCTGCTTCGTCTGCACACGTGGAGCTTCGCGCTAAAGCAGCTCTACGGGTCGATGATCTGCGCGGCTGCCGGAACGCCTGAGAACCCAAGCGGTACCGCACCTCTTCCCCTCTATCCCTGGCAATACGAATACGCATGGCCCCAGGATGCCTTGAGACTTCGGCGGATCGAAGTCCCGCCCACGCAGCCCGGAACGGGTGTGACGCTCGTCTGGACCGGGAATTACCCGCCTCTTGATGGCGGATCTTCCGGTCTTTTCGGTTTAAGTGCCTCCGCCAGGTCAACGCCTCCTTTTGCCATATCGAGCGACCAGGACAGCGCAGGGAACACGATCAAGGTCATTCTTACGAACCAGGCGCAGGCCATTCTTGTCTACACGATGTATGCGAGTGATCCGAACATGTGGGACGCAGAGTTTACCGAGGCCTTTGTCTACACCCTGGCCGCGAGGCTTTGCGGACCTTTAACCGGGGACAAGACCCTTACGAGGATATACCTCCAGGAGGCGCAGAACGCTATCCTGCAGGCAAGGCTTGTGGACGCGGCGGAATCCCCGGCAAAGCCCGAGCATACTCCGGACTGGATAAGCACGCGGGCCATCCTCGGAATAGAAGATTTTGACTTGTTTTAGGGCGGGGGGATAACTGATGTCATCTTCAACTCTGTGATTTCCCCTTATTTCCTCCTGGGATAGATGTGGTTGGCGGGACCACGCCTCTTAAAAAGGGTTGAATCCCGCCTTAAAAGAAGGAACTGAACAAAACAACCTTTATCAGGAGAGACGAGCATGAGCGAATACTTAAGCCTCGATCAAAGAATTCAGATTATGGCGCTGGCTGCCAATAGCCCGCGCAATAAGGATGCGATTGACGTCTATGCGGAGATGGTGGCAGCCATCAATCCGGAAGAAGAATCGTCTGGAAAGTAGTGTTGTAGGCTGCTGCAATCTTGTCGGGGGCGAGGAAGTAGGCCCCGTTTGAATAGCTGTAAATTTTGGAGTTTTGGCTTATAGGCTCCTTCTCTTCTTTCTTCATAGTTTTTCACTCCTTTCGGCCCATGCCGTCTCGGGTCGAGAGGATAGCACGAATTTAAGGAAGGACTGGACGCAATGCTTAGCACCCCTCAGTCATTCGCACAATATTCAGGGAACGACGTTACAACCGTATTCCCGTATACCTTCATCGTGCAGCAGGCCGGTCACATGGTCGTATCGATTACGGACACGACCGTTACGCCAAGCGTCACAACGGTTCTCAGTTCAACGCAGTACTCGGTGACAGGGATCGGCACTGCCGGAGGCGGCAACGTCACCTATCCTGTTTCGGGGAGCGCTCTTCCAACCGGATGGACGATCACCATTCAGCGGGTGGTTCCAAACGTTCAGGGGACCTCTCTTACCAATCAAGGGGCCTTCTATCCCGCAGTCGTTGAAGACGCGCTCGACTATCTCACGATGGAAGTTCAGCAGATCGTGGCCGCAGTCGGGCCGCTGCAGTCGCTTCAGGGTCCAGCCGGGCCTCAAGGGGTGGCAGGTCCAACAGGGCCTCAGGGGCCGATAGGCCCTACCGGAGCAACGGGTTCTACCGGAGCCACAGGGGCACAGGGGACGGCGGGCTCAACTGGAGCCACAGGGCCAACGGGACCAACGGGACCGGCGGGAGAAACGGGACCGGCTGGCGGGATCACCTGGCTGGGCGCTTATGCGGCAGGCACCGCCTACGTCCAGGGGGACGGCGTAACCTACAGCGGCGCGACCTACGTAGCGCTTCAGAACACCACGGGGAACCTTCCGACCGATACGACCTACTGGGAAGTCATGACCGGCGCAACAGGACCGGCCGGACCGACCGGACCGACTGGAGCCACAGGGGCCGCAGGGGCAACGGGTCCCGCTGGCGCGACGGGGCCTCAGGGCGAAACAGGGGCGGATGGACCAACGGGGGCCACCGGACCTCAGGGCCCGCCCGCGCTCGGCCAGAAACTGCAGTTGGTGGTAAAAAATAACGCAGGCGTTCCGAACACGCAGATCGATATAGACGCTCTTTTTCTTTCTCTTCTGGACGCCTCGGGCAACATCTATGCGGCAACGAACGTAGATCTTACCTGCAACTGCGCAACCGTGGGCGCAAACGGGCTTTCAACGGATGTCTCGGGAGGGGCGCTTGCCGTCTCCACCTGGTATTATTTCTGGGCGATCTATAACGCGACGACCGTCGCCTCTTTGTGTTCGATATCGAGCACGGCCCCGACGCTTCCTTCGGGATATACCTACAAGGCCCTCGTGGGCGTCGGCAGGACCGATGCAAGCGCCCACTTCAAAGTGTTCGTGTCCCAGGGCAACCGTTTTATCTACGATGAGTATCAGGCCGTATCTTCGGCGCTCACCGCGCAGACATGGTTGACATGCGGGGCCAGTGTGGCGATGCCCCCGATTTCGACAAGGGGCTGGTTCCAGGTGGAGATGCACTATTCCTCAAATCCGGGGGAGGCCGCTCTCCGCAAGAATGGTTCGGCTTCCACCCTCGGGCATTACATGGGGAATGTCGCAGCCTACACGCGCGCCAGCACCGTAAACGACTGCATAGACACGAGCACGGCCCAGGCCGTTCAGTTCAACCTCACGGCTGCAGCCGAATGGTATCTGCGCGTAACGGGGTTCGAGATGAACCTTTAAGGAAGGGGCCGACATGCTCAAGCGCTACTGGGATTATCGCTCCTTTAAATGCAAGACGGCCGTTGAGGTAAGAGAGCAGATGGAAAGGTGCAGGCTCGAGGGATGGGAATTTTCCCTTGTCTATAAATTGTCGGGGGACGGGTACATGCTCCAGATGAAAAGAAAGCCGCAGGAGGCATAGCCGATGGAAAATCTTGAGCAGCTTATGAAGTTGGAACAGTATAAAGCGGAGCTGCAACTGCATCACGAACAGTACAAGGCGGAGCTGCAACTGCATCACGAACAGTACGTGCAGTCCGTGGCGACAGTCATGGCCGCAGGGCAGACGGCAATCAAAAGCGCGCTCATCGTAAATGCCGGGGCGGCGGTGGCGGTCCTTGCCTTTATGGGAAACGGAGCGTTTATCTTTCCCGGTTTTTGCGAAGCCGTACTTCGTTTCGGTCTTGGGGTTTTCTTCGCAATCGTCGCCGGAGGGACAACGTATCTTTCCCAGCATGCTTTTGCGGGTAAAAGCGGCGTAGCCGGCCATATTATGCAGGGTTTTAGCTGTGTTCTGATTGCAGCCGCATACCTGTTTTTCCTGTGGGGCATCTACCTCGCCTATGGCGCTCTCCGGGGGGTGTGATTTGCCGAATTCCTTCATCCTTCCCAGCTTCGCTTCCGGCGAAATCGCTCCGGCTTTGTATGCCAGGATTGACCTGCAAAAATTTCATACTGCAGCCAAGCTCCTGCGCAATCTCTTCGTATGGGCGCACGGCGGGGTGTCCAACCGGGCGGGCACGATGTTCGTCGGAAGAGCGAAAGACTCAGTTCACGATGTGCAACTGATTCCTTTCCAGTTCAACCTTGTGCAGAACTATGTCCTGGAGTTCGGACACCTCTACATGCGGGTCATAATGGACGGCGGACATGTGCTCGAGCCCGCCGTTTCCATTTCGGGGGTCACAAACGCAAACCCCGGGGTCGTAACGGCGGCCGGGCACGGGTATTCAAACGGAGACCAGGTATTTATCGAGGGGACGGATACCGAACTCGATTCCACGCCGGGGCGTCAATATCTTGTGACCGGAGCGACCACGAACACCTTCTATCTGACCGATCTCGACGGAAACGACATAGACACCTCGGCCTACGCGGTCTATGGGGGCAGCTTAGGCACGGCGGAAAGGGTCTTCACTCTTACCACCCCGTACGCCGGGACAGACGTCAAGGATATCAAGTGGACGCAGAGCAATGACACTCTCACGCTGTGTCATCCGGATTATCCGCCCGTGGACCTCAGCCGAACACAGCACTGGGAGTGGGCCCTTACCGAGATTTCCTTTGCACCGTCGATTTCTCCGCCCTCGGGTGTGACCTTCGCCAACGGAGGATCCGGGGCCTGGCGGTACAGCTACGTAGTGACGGCCATTTCCAATTCTCCGCCCAATGAATCCTACGCTTCGGAAGACGCAGGCGGAACGGGGGCCATACTGAATTCGAATACGGGAGTTTTCAACACGATCTCCTGGACCGGATCGGCTTCCGCGCAGATGTACCGGATCTTTAAGGCCAACCCCGTATACAACCAGGCCATCCCGGACGGAGCGATGTACGGCTATATCGGCACGGCGCAGGGGACGTCTTTTATCGACACACAGATTGCCCCGGACTTTACGCAGACGCCTCCGCAGGGGACAAACCCTTTCAATGCGGGGCCGATCACAACGGTTGCGGTCTTAACCGGAGGCTCGGGGTATGCTTCAACCATCACACTGCATGTGGAAGATGTCGCGGGAACCGGCGCGGTCCTTACTCCAACGGTTACAGGCGGGGTCATAACGGCTGTAGCGATCGAGTCCGGAGGGCAAAACTATCAGAACCCGGAAGTCGTGGTGGCAAACCAGGGCTCGGGGGCTGCCGGGCACGTAAACGTCATGACGGTGTTCGGGGTCCAGGTGGTCACGGCGAAAGTCACAAGCGGGGGGCAAAACTATTACGGGACCGTCACCGTACAGCCTTCGGCCGGAACGGGGTGCACCTTCACACCCACGATCAAAAACGGGGTGATAACCGGGATAACGGTAACAGGTGTGGGCTCCGGATACGTGGACGGCGCGGCGCTCACCTTCACGCAAGTATCGGGGACCGGGGCCTCTTTTTCCGTATCGACAACGGCCGCGGGCTGCTTTCCCTCGTGCGCGACCTATTTCCAGCAAAGGAAAGTCTTCGCCGGAAGCAGCACGTCCCCGCAGACGCTCTGGATGACACGGCCGGCCGATTTTCACAACATGGACATATCCAACCCCAGCCAGGCCAACGACGCCATAGTCGCAACGATCGCGGCAAGCCAGGTGAACGCCATCAAGTGGCTCGTGCCGATGGGGGACCTTCTCATCATGACGAGCGGCGGCGCGTGGAAACTCACGGGGGGCTCGGACACCAACCCGGTAGCGGTTACCCCGTCAAACCTCGTGGTTGTGCCTCAAAGTTATTCGGGATGCGGAGACCTGCCTCCGCTGGTGGTCAATTCCGATATCCT